TGCCATCAGACGAAGAAGAGGAAATTAAGCAATTTAAATCCAGACGGCATGCTGGGTATTACAACGTATAGGTACATTTATGTCTATTGAAAAAAGTTTATCACAAGCCCCGCAAGGCCTAACAGACCTAATCGCGTCCAGCGAACCAGCGCTAGAGATTGAGATCGAGGACCCAGAATCGGTCAAGATCGCGATGGACGGTATAGAGATCGAGATCGAACCAAAAGAAGAATCAGACGAAGACTTTAGCGCTAACTTAGCGGAGTACATGAACGAGAAAGAACTCGTCGAGCTTGTTGGTGACTTAACGGACGCATTTAACGAAGACGTGTCGTCCCGCAAAGACTGGATACAAACCTACGTTGATGGTCTAGAACTCCTCGGCATGAAGATCGAAGAGAAGACAGAACCATGGGAAGGTGCCTGCGGCGTCTACCACCCAATACTAAGTGAGGCACTTGTTAAGTTCCAAGCTGAGACCATGATGTCGACGTTCCCTGCTTCGGGTCCCGTCAAGACCCAGATCATTGGTAAAGAAACACCCGAGAAAAAAGATGCGGCTGAGCGTGTTAAAGATGACATGAACTATCAGCTCATGGACGTGATGCAGGAGTATCGCCCAGAGCATGAAAGGATGTTGTGGGGCTTAGGTCTTGCAGGTAATGCGTTTAAGAAAGTGTATGTTGACCCAAGTTTAGATCGGCAAGTCAGTATGTTCGTGCCGGCGGAGGACATTGTGGTACCATACGGGGCTTCGTCCATCGAGCAAGCCGAGCGTGTTACACATGTGATGCGTAAAACGGAGAACGAGCTTAGGCGTCTCCAGGTCTCCGGGTTTTACCGGGACGTCGATCTTGGTACGCCGGATAATGTGATGGATGAGGTAGAGAAGAAGATTGCTGAGAAACTCGGCTTTCGTGCTTCTTCGGATGATCGCTATAAAGTTTTGGAGATGCACGTTGACTTGGACTTACCGGGTTACGAGCATAAAGATGAAGATGGAAAAGTCACAGGCATTGCATTGCCATATGTTGTGACTATTGAGAAGGGTAGCAACACCGTCCTCTCGATCCGTCGTAATTGGGAGCCAGATGATGATACGCATCAAAAACGTCAGCACTTTGTTCACTACGGTTATGTACCCGGTTTTGGGTTCTATTGCTTTGGTCTTATTCATTTGGTCGGGGCTTTTGCTAAGTCAGGTACTTCCATCCTCCGCCAGCTTGTTGACGCTGGCTCACTTGCAAACTTGCCAGGTGGCTTTAAGGCCCGTGGACTGCGTGTTAAAGGCGACGACACCCCGATAAGCCCCGGTGAGTTCCGCGACGTAGACTTACCGTCCGGCGTTATCAAAGATAACATCATGACGCTCCCTTATAAGGAGCCAAGTCAAGTTCTTGCTGGTCTCTTAGGTACCATCATCGAAGAGGGGCGTCGCTTTGCTTCGGCTGGCGATATGAAGATAAGCGACATGAGCGCTCAGTCTCCAGTTGGTACAACGCTAGCAATTCTAGAGAGAACGTTGAAGGTGATGTCTGCTATTCAGGCTCGCATTCACTATTCGATGAAGCAAGAGTTCAAGCTTCTCAAGGGCATTATTGCTGACTACACACCAGAGGAATATAGCTATGAACCCGTGGAGGGATCGCCAAGAGCGAAGAAGGCTGACTACGACAACGTGGAAGTTATTCCTGTCTCGGACCCAAATGCGGCAACGATGGCGCAAAAGATTGTGCAGTATCAAGCAGTCTTACAATTGGCGCAGCAGGCTCCACAACTCTATAACTTACCCTTACTACATCGACAAATGCTCGAAGTATTGGGGATCAAGAATGCGGCAAAACTTATTCCGATGCAAGAAGATCAAAAGCCAGCGGATCCAGTTACGGAGAACATGGATGCGATCCGTGGCAAGCCGCTAAAGGCGTTCATCTATCAAGATCAAGATGCGCATATAACTTCGCACTCGTCGTTTATCCAAGATCCGATGACACAGAAGATGCTAGAGCAAAACCCAGCGGGGCAGGCAATTATTGCCCAGATGCAAGCTCATATGGCAGAGCACTTTGCATTTAAGTATCGTCAACAGATTGAGCAACAACTTGGCGCACCACTCCCATACAGTGAAGAAACTCCTGACAAAGACAGAGAAGTTATTCCTGAAGAGTACGAGGTACAGATCTCTCGTTTGGTTGCACAAGCAGGAGTTCAGTTGTTAACGATGAACCAGCAACAAATGGCGCAGGCACAAGCAGCACAGCAAGCGCAAGATCCGATCATTCAGATGCAGCAACAAGAGCTTGCATTGAAGGGTCAAGAAGTACAACGTAAGACGCTAAAGGACCAGACTGATGCGCAGTTGAAGAATCGTCAACTTGACATTGAGGAGCTACGCATTGCCTCTAATGAAGAGATTGAAGGTACTAAGTTAGGTGTAAAGATGGCTAAAGACAAAGATGCACAAGACTTCACAGAAGAACTCGAAGGCACAAAGCTTGGGATTGAGATAGCCAGATCCAAAGAGCAGGCAAATAAACCGACAAAAGGTGATTAATGACAGAACTAGAACTTCTAGTAAAGCAGATAGATGAGAAAGCAAACCAGCTAAAAGACAAAGTTGTAGTTGGTAGCTTAGATCATATTGAGTATCAAAGAATTTGTGGTGAGATCCGGGGTCTGCTCATTGCAAAAGGGTACATATTAGACCTCAAAGATAGAATGGAGAACTCAGATGAGTGAAATCCTTATCGGCACAAACCCCGATAAACCGCAGATAGTAGGTGCAGTAAATTTTGAAGCAACTAACGAAGAAAAAGCTAGTCAACTACCTGAACCGATGGGATACCGCATTTTGTGCGCTATTCCAGAAGTAGAGGATAAGTATGATAGTGGGATCTTAAAATCGGACGAGACTGTTCGGCATGATGAGCTCTTAACCACGGTGTTATTTGTAGTTAAGTTAGGTTCGGACTGCTATCAGGACAAAACTCGGTTCCCTAATGGGCCTTGGTGTAAAACAGGCGATTTTATTCTAGTGCGACCAAACGCCGGGACAAGACTGGTTATTCACGGGCGTGAGTTCCGCATCATTAACGATGATTCTGTAGAGGCTGTAGTCCAAGATCCTCGGGGAATCACTCGTAAATTTATCTAAAGGAGTCGTAAATGGCTGAAAGTAAACAAGAAATGATAGATTTTGAATTTCCGGATGAGGCAGAAGCTAAGGGTAAACCCCTAGAAGAAGCGGTAAAAGAGGCTGAGCCGGAGATTGAGGTTGAGGACGATACCCCACCGGCGGATCGTGGTCGTCAACCACTACCTAAAGAAGTAACCGAGATGCTGGATAAAGATGAGTTGGACCAGTATGAAGGCGAAACTAAAGAGAAGTTTAAGCAGTTAAAGAAGGTTTGGCATGATGAACGTCGTGCTAAAGAGGCTGCTTATCGCGAGCAGCAAGAAGCGTTAGCTATTGCCAAAAAGTTGATGGAGGAGAATAAGACTCTAAAAGCTAAGGTTTATTCTGGGCAGGAAGTATTTGCTAATGCAGCAAAAGAAGCGGCTGAAGGCGAGCTTGCCTTGGCAAAACGCGACTATCGTGAAGCTTATGAGTCAGGCGATGCAGACAAGATCATCGAAGCTCAAGAGAGAATGACAAGCGCGAAGCTAAAAGCCGAGCAGATAAAATTCTACAAATCTGACAATGAAGCTTTACAAAATCAAGAAAATGATGTACAACTAGCACAAGAGCAGCCTAAGTATGTACCGGATCTTAAAGCAAAGGCGTGGCAAGAGCGCAATAGCTGGTTCGGGCAAGACGAAGAAATGACTAGTTTGGCCCTCGGGTTACATGAAAAACTAGTTAAAGAAAACGGTATGTCTTATGCTACTACTAACGAGTATTACGACACTATTGACAAAACAATGCGTCGGAGATTCCCAGAAAATTTTGAGGAGTCTGAGGTTAGGGAAGATGAGCCACAAAAAACTAATCGTCCTAAAGCCAGCACGGTTGTAGCGCCTGCAACACGTAGCACGTCGCCTAAGAAGATTAGGTTAAGTGGTACGCAAGTCCAGCTTGCCAAGAAACTTGGACTAACACCAGAGCAATACGCCCGTGAACTTACTAAATTGGAGGCCCAAAATGGCTGAAAACAGATTATCGCGTGAGCTTCAAAACCGCGCAACAACAGAGCGTCCTAAACAGTGGATGCCCGCAGAGTTGCTCCCAGAGCCCGACAAACAGGCTGGTTATGCTTATCGCTGGATTCGTACTTCGACTTTAAATGCTGCTGACCCACGCAACTTATCCGCTAAATTGCGCGAAGGCTGGGAGCCAGTAGGTATCGAAGAACAACCAAAATTAAAACTGTTAGTTGATCCCAATAGTCGCTTTAAGGACAATATTGAGATCGGCGGATTGTTACTTTGCAAAACCCCAGAGGAACTTGTTGCTCAGCGTAATGCACATTACGTTAAACAAAGTGAGTCCCAAACTGAGGCTGTAGATAACAATCTCATGCGCCAAAGCGACCCGCGGATGCCGTTATTTAAAGAACGGAAATCTTCGACAAGTTTTGGTAAAGGCAACTAAACTTAATTAGGAGTTTTAAATGGCTTATCCTACCGTAGACGGACCTTATGGGTTCCAGCCGATCAATTTGATTGGTGGTCAGGTATTTGCTGGTCAAATTCGTCACATTCCTATCGCTTCTGGTTCAGGCACATCCATCTTCGTTGGTGATGTTGTGCGTTTGAATACAGGCGGTACTTTGAGCCGTGTTTCCACCACAGATTCTGCGACCGATGCAGTTGGTATTTTCATGGGTTGTCAGTTCACAAACCCAACTACCAAGCAACTATTGCAACAACAATACTACCCAGCTTCTACAGTGGCTAGTGATATTGTTGGTTTCGTTGCCGATGATCCTGATACCTATTTCAAGGTAGCAGTGTTGTCAGGAGCTTCAACCATTGGTGGTATGACCCAGACCGATATTGGCAACAACGTTGCTATTTTGGTTACTGCTGGTTCTACCGTTACTGGTGACTCAAAAGAGGGTGTTTCAGCTACTACTGGCTCCGCAACCACATTGCCTTTCCGTGTGATTGCTGGCGTTCCAGAGACAGTTAACGCATCTGGTTCATTCACCGAAGTGATCGTCAAATGGAATATGGGCGTTCACACATACTACAGCTCCGCTGCTGTAGCAACTGCTGCTTAAGGAGCATATAAATGGCTATTTCACGCGCACAACTACTGAAAGAGTTGCTCCCTGGCTTGAACGCATTGTTCGGTCTTGAGTATGCTCGATACGGTGAAGAGCACAAAGAGATCTACGAAACTGAGACCTCTGAGCGTTCTTTTGAAGAAGAAACCAAACTGTCAGGCTTCAGCGCCGCACCAGTCAAAAACGAAGGCTCTGCCATCGCTTATGACAATGCACAAGAAGCATTCACAGCACGCTATAACCACGAAACCATCGCTCTCGGCTTCTCCCTAACGGAAGAGGCAATCGAGGACAACTTGTATGACAGCCTCTCGGCTCGTTATACCAAGGCTTTGGCTCGTGCTATGTCGTACACCAAGCAGGTTAAAGCTGCTGCTGTGTTGAACAACGGCTTCACTAACTCTGCCCAATATTACGGTGGTGACGGTGTACCTTTGTTCTCAACAGCACACCCATTGGTTTCTGGCGGTACTAACAGCAATACTCAGTCTACAGCTGCTGACTTAAACGAGACTTCTTTGGAAGCCGCCGTTATTCAGATCGCTGCTTGGACAGACGAGCGTAGCTTGCTGATCGCTGCTAAACCTAAGAAGTTAATTGTTCCACCCGCACTACAGTTCGTAGCAACTCGTTTGCTCGAAACTCAATTGCGTGTTGGTACAACTGACAACGATATCAACGCTTTAGTAAACAACGGTTCGATTCCAGATGGTTACGCAATTAACCACTTCTTGACCGATCCAAATGCTTACTTCATTTGCACCGATGTTCCAAACGGTATGAAGCATTTCGTTCGTACTCCTTTGAGCAACAGTATGGACGGTGACTTTGATACTGGTAACGTTCGTTACAAGTCTCGTGAGCGTTATAGTTTTGGCTGGTCTGATCCTCTCGGTATGTGGGGTTCACAAGGCGCTTAATAGTGCTAGAAAAGGGGAGCTAAAAACTCCCCTTTTTGTTTTATTTGTAGTAAGATTACTGAAACTGGGAAAATCGCTTATTAAACTGCCCCAGCAGACGCATACACGATTAATAAGCTAACTTTGTATGGAGAATTAACATGGCACGATCCACATTCCAAGGTCCAATTCGTTCATTGGGGGGTCTTTATCAGCAAGGTCCAGCGTCAGTTGTTGCAATTACAGCAAGCACCACTTTAAGCCCAGAGGCTCATGGCGGTCGGATTATTAGCGTTGGTGGTTCTTTAGCAGCCACAACCACATTGACTTTACCTGCTATTAACGTATCTACCAATCCAGTAACTTCTGGTCCTGGACAAGATCCAAATACGATTAATAATCAAGGTGTTCTGTACACCATTTGGGTTCCAACTACCATTACTACTAGCACACTAAAAATTGCTACCAACGGAACAGATCTGTTCATTGGTTCTTTGATGGGTGTTGATACCGATTCTTCCGATGCACTTGTAGCGTATAACGCTTTGGCTGCTGATACCTTTGATTTTATTAACCTAAACGGCGGCACCACTGGTGGCGTTGCTGGCACATGGATTGAAATCGTAGCCGTTGCTGCTAATGCTTATATGGTTCGTGGCACTGTAAATGGTTCAGGTGTTGTTGCTACTCCGTTCTCGACAACCTAATTAATCTGGCGGACTAGGGAAAACCCTAGTCTACTCAACATCTTAGGAGATTAATTATGGGTATGCAATATGATGTAAAACAAGGACACTTAAACGAAAGTGGTTTCTTTGTTCTTGGACGCAACCGTGTCAAGGCTGTTTCTTTCTTTGGTGGCGGTGGAACTTTAGTGTTATTTGACACAACTTCTGCTCCTGTATCTTCTAGTGTTACTTATGCACAAAGTGGTACAACCGTAACCGTAAGTAAAACATCTCATGGTCTAGTTACAGGTGATGTAGTCGGTATCCACTTTGACGCAAATACAGGCGTATCCGCAACGGACGGTAATTATTCTATTACTAGAGTGGATGCAAATTCGTTTACTTTGACAGACATTAACTCACGCACAATCACAAGTACTGCGGCTTTATATGTTAGCGGAGTCAATCGTTGGTTAATGACTTATGAAACACACGCAACGGACGAGTTCCAAAACGCTCCGCTTATTCCTGGCGAGGGTGTATTAGCAGCTAATGGGATTTATGCGTATATGAGTGGTATGGACTCAGCGCAGATTTACTACGGATAAAAAATGACTGAACCACTACAAGCGCAAGGTTCTTTTAATTTAATAGGTAGGAAGATCATGATTGGTCTTCCCGCTTACGACTTTAAGGTATCTGTAAAGCTGGCTATCTCGTTAGCTCAGTTTTGCGTAGAAGCGCCTAAACACGGAGTTGATATTCAGCTTTGCAATATCTCTGGATGCTCCGTTGTTTCCCGTGTTCGCAATTTGATTGTTAAAGACTTTATGGCTTCAGATTGCACTGATTTAATGTTCATTGATTCAGACATTAACTTTAACCATCAAGACATTTTCCGTCTAATGGCGTGGAATACAGACCCCAAAAAGGGTATTGTAGGTGGCGTTCCAACTGCCCGTAAAAAAGGCAGTATCTATATCTCCACGTTAGAGCAAGATGATGACGGTGGAATATACATGAATGCGTATGGTCTAGTTAAGGCTAAACGCATTGCTACAGCGTTTATGTTGATCCGTAGAGACGTTATTCAAACCCTAATTGATAATCACCCTGAGTGGCGTTATCACGATGATAGGGTTGAGAACGGTCACCCAGATAAGTTCTGCTATTCCGTATTTGAT